CTTACTTAAGTAAGTAATATATATTAATAACTACTAATTAAGTACCTCGACACGCCGTTGGTTTGATACGGCGTGAAGTCTAATGTGGTGTGTTATCATGTAATTACAAGATTTTACTGAGGTAGTATGTAGTCCTCGACATGCTACGAACTTGGTGCAGGTGGTGAGATTCTTTATCTCCTTTCTCGCTCATCATCTGCATCAAATAAACGAAAGGAACAAATGCTAAAAGTAAATGGACATGATGTACCAGAACATACTTCGTATTCAAGTTTAACCACATGGTTATCTTGTGGATACCAGTATTATCTGACACGTATACGTAGAGTTAAAGAAGAACCAGCAGTATGGTCGCTAGGTGGTAGTGCTGTACATTTAGCAACAGAAAACTTTGACAAACAACTTTGGGAATTGGAACAAAGATGATAATCAAATTAGAAACTTGGGAATACGAATACGCTAGTCACATAGGTATCCGTAGATTCACAGCAAACTGGGACAAATACGATGCGTCATACTATGACAAGAACAGAATGGAAGATAACCGAACAGCACAAGTTGCATCAGCAATTGGTGAACTGGCAGTAGCAAAAGCAACTAACCAGTATTGGCATGCAAGTATTTGGGACGCATCAAAACATGATGAACATAAATTAATTCCAGATGTTGGACGTAACATTGAAGTACGTAGAGTACGTACACAAGATGGTCCAGCAGTTAGGGAAAAAGATTTACTTAAACCAAACTTCTACATCTTCGGTGTCAAACCAATAGCACCAGAGTTTACAGAGGTTGAGATACTAGGATGGTTACGTGCAGACTTTGGTTGGGAAGTAGGAATACCAACATCGTATGGTAAAATAATTCCTAGAGCAAAACTTCTACCAATAGAAACTTGGAAAACATATGATTAAAAGAACAGCGAAAGAGTTCTGGGAAGACGCATGGACCATAGGCGTTGAAGAAATTAAACAACTGCATGGTGATTCATATAATCTTTCTGACCTTAGACAATCAGTTAGAACAACTAAAGCAAACCCTGATGGTGAGAACGCAACATGGTGGTTTGAGAATGGTCAAAAGTTTGTTGAGTCTTGGATTAACTGGCGTGAAGGTTCAGGTTGGAAACTATGGACAACACCTGAAAGACAACCAGCAATTGAAATGAAACTTGAAATAAAAACAGGTGGCATATGGATGCAAGGTGGAGTAGACCGAGTGTTCGTAACACCAGATGGTGAACTAGTAATCCTAGATTTAAAAACAGGGATGCGTTCACCACAATCAGACCTACAGTTATCCATCTACGCATGTATGATGGAACGTGCTATAGGAGTTCGTCCAAGTTGGGGAACTTACTGGATGGCAAGGCAAGGCACAACCACGCCACCAGTAAACCTAGAGTCAATGACTCTACAAAAACTAGATGAACTTGTCGCCCTCTTTGAGAAAGCAAGAAAAGAAAAAATCTTCTTGCCTAACTTTGATGGTTGTAAGATGTGCTCAGTAATAGACTTCTGTTACTGGAAGAACGGAAACAATTCCGAACAGTTAGGAGAAATCAGTGTCAAATGAGTCAGCGTTTGTAGCGAACGTTAAGACACCAAAAGGAACAATCATTACTATTCGTGGTGATGAATGGGATACATTCACTAAACGAATTAGTGATGCTGTTGTAGGTAATGTGGCAACAGTTGTTGGTGCATTAGAAGACGTAATGATTGGTCCAGATGTTGAAAAGAATCTGGAATACGTAACTAATACACTAGGTGCTAAACCTGCGTTTGCTCCAGTACCACCACCACAACAACCAGCACAAGGTAGTGCACCAGCACCAACTTGTACACATGGTGCGATGGTGTTGCGTACAGCAAAACAAGGACCACGTGCAGGTAAACAATTCTGGGCATGTACTGCACCAATGAATGCCCCTGACAAGTGCAAACCAATTAACGCATGAAGACATTAGTCAGAACAATAGGTAAAACTGAATCAGGTGGCGAACCACTGCCACCTGTCTTCAGGACATTTGATGTATCAAAGATTGCATTAAGACGAAGTGAAGTGTCGATGTTCGCTGGACCACCAGGAACAGGTAAATCAACACTAGCCTTAGCAATAGCCTTGAGAACAAATGTTCCAACACTATACGTATCAGCAGACACAGGTGCACACACAATGAGTATGCGTTTGTTCTCAATGATTACAGGTAAAAGCCAAGAAGAAGCAGAACAAATACTTAAACACGACATTGAACAAGCAAAGGATGCATTAGCACCAACTAACCACATCAAGTGGTCATTTGATGCAGCACCAACCTTGAACGATATTGATGAAGAAGTATTAGCGTTCGAAGAACTTCATGGTGAAAATCCACACCTCATAGTGCTTGATAATCTTATCGACATTACTGATGGTGGTGGAGAAGAATGGTCAGGTATGCGTTCAGTTATGAAAGAAGTTAAGTATCTTGCAAGAGATACAAACTCTGCCATATTAATTCTGCATCACACATCTGAAGCATTCGATGGTAAACCTTGTCCACCACGTGCAAGTATTCAAGGTAAAGTATCACAACTACCAGCCTTGATTTGTACAATGGCACAACTTGATAATGGTTTACTTGCTGTAGCACCAGTGAAGAACAGATACGGCAAAGCAAATGCTAGTGGAGAAGAAGCAGTTTATCTTTCCTTCTCGCCAGAGTATATGTACATAGCAGACTTAAGAGAGGGACAATGATAATTTTTGCACTAGTATTAATAGGACTTGTAGGGTTCGTCTTATATAATGAATACAAGCATTAACAAAGAAGAATGCCCTATATGTTTATCAACATGGTATTGCACTTGCAATAACGAATCAAACATTGGAGAGAAACCTTGACAACAATTATAGGTATACAAAACAAAGACCACTGTTTGCTTATTGCTGACTCAAGAATCACTGACGACAGTGGAAGAACATACACTCATTCCACTATGGCAAAGATAAGTAAACGTGGAAAGTTTCTTATTGCAGGTGCAGGAACCACTCAACCTTGCGACATAGTTCAACACGTTTGGAGACCACCAACACCACCACCAACAGCATACAAAGATTTATATCACTACATGATTGCTGATGTTGTGCCATCGATAAGAGCAACACTTGCAGTTAATGGTTACACACCTGATAAAGAATCAGAAGACCCAGATTTTATATTCTTAGTAGCATTAGGTGGAACTATATTTGAAATAGATGACACACTATCTGTGTTGTTAAGAGACGATGGTATCTACGGCATAGGTTCAGGTTCACCATATGCAATAGGTGCGTTACATGCTGGTGCAACATGGCGACAAGCCATGCAGATTGCAACAAAAAATAATATCTACACAGCACCACCATTTATTACACACAAGCAGACAAGGTAATTATGAGTACACCTAGTAAACGCAAAGGTTCTAAAGCAGAACTAGACGTAGTTAAATACTTAAGGAAAGAAGGATGGAAACATGCAGAGAGAAGACTGGCAGGCAATTCGCAAGATAGGGGCGATGTGGCTGGAGTACCTAACGTTTGTTTTGAAATCAAAGACCACAAGGCGAAAGACTTGGCGGGCTGGACCGAAGAGTTAATCGTTGAAATAAAAAACGCTAAAGCAGAGACAGGAACAGTTGTACATAAACGGCGTGGCAAATCAAATCCAGCAGACTGGTATGCAACAATGCCATTAAGTATTTATGTTGAACTACTAAAAAAAGCAGGATACTAGTGACATCACCTATAGGAAGATTGCTTGAACACTATGGTGCAAAACGTGTACCAAGTGGTAAAGGATGGAAAAAAATAAACTGTCCTTTTCATGGTGACAAGCACGCAAGTGCAGCAGTTAACCACGACATTAACGTGTTTAATTGTTTCGCTTGTGATACAGTAGGTGATGTGTATAAAATAATAATGATTCAAGAAGGAGTAGGATTCCGTGAAGCAAAGTCAAGAGCAGAAGAAATTATTGGAACAAGCAACATTCCATTACCAAAAATCAATACACTTAGCAGAAAATTATCTAGCAAGCAGGGGATTATCTCTGGAAGACGCTCGGAATTTTCAACTGGGAGTAGTATCAGAACCAATCGTGGGGCATGAACAATATGAAGGACGACTTGCAATCCCATATATATCTCCAGCAGGTGTGGTGGACATCAGATTCAGAGCAATCAACCACGAAGAACCTAAATATTTGGGTCTACCAGGGTCCGAAACACGCTTATATAATGTGTGTTCCTACTTCAAAGCCACTGATTGGATTGCTGTTTGTGAAGGTGAAATCGACACAATTACACTTAGCAAACTTGGTATCCCTGCAGTTGGGGTACCTGGGGTTAAAAATATTAAGAGTCACCACTACAGAATACTCTCCGACTTTCAAAGGATTTATGTCTTCGCTGATGGAGACCCTGCTGGTAAAGAGTTCACCAAAGATTTATCTAGGCGAGTACCAGGAGTCATCCCAATCTCAATCCCTGAAGGAGAAGATGTGAATAGTTTGTTTACTAAACAAGGTTCAGAATGGTTCGAAGGAAAGGTAGCAGCATGAACTCTGAAGAAGAAATAAGATTCTCAACAATAGTTTACAACCATACAGATGGGTTAGCAGAACTATTAATTAAGAAACAAAAAGACTATGGTCCAAAGAATATTTCTCTTGCACCAGGTGGACCATTGAATGGTTTACGTGTAAGAATGTTTGACAAACTTGCTCGTATCAATAACTTGATAGAGACAGGTGCAACACCAGAAAACGAATCATTAAGAGATTCTTTTATGGATATAGCAAACTACGCTATCATCGCTATGATGGTACTAGATGACCAATGGGAAGCAAAACAATGAAACGAATAGTAGTTTTATCTGATATGCAAATACCTTTGCATAATAAGAAAGCAATAGATGCAACGATAAGATTTGTTAAAGATTATCAACCAGATGAATTGTTCTGCGTTGGTGATGAAGCAGATTGTTTAGCACCAGCAAGATGGTCTAAAGGATATGTTGCAGAACATTCTAATTTACAAAGAGATTTAGATGAAACTACACGTATCATGGGCAAGTTTCGTAAAGTAATAGGTGATAGCCCATTTCATTTAATGAGAAGTAATCATGGTGACAGAATACAACGCTACATTGAGCGTGATGCACCAGCATTAGCAACACTTAGAGATTTAAAATATGAAAAACTTTTAGGATATCGTGAACTAGGTATCACATACCATAATAAACTTTGGGAGTTTGCTCCAGGTTGGGTTATGGGTCACGGTGATGAAGGTTCAACTTCACGCTACGCAGGTGGTACAGCGATGGCATTAGCCAAAAAGATTGGCATGTCAGTGGTCTGTGGACATACACATAAACAAGGATTAATCCATACCAATACATCATTTAATGGGCGATATACTTCATCGCTTTATGGTTTTGAAGTTGGAAACATTATGGATTTAAAACAAGCAACTTACCTAAAAGGTGGCAGTGCCAACTGGCAGTCAGGTTTTGGTTTGCTTTACATTGATAGAGGTAAAGTAACACCAGTGCCAGTACCGATGATAGGTAACTCATTCGTAGTAGAAGGTAAAACATATAAATGGTAGATTACGTAACAGAATATGGAAGCATGGTACATACGATTGCTTCACAAAAACATCGTGAGTTTCCAATGGTTCCTAAAGAAGACATTGTTCAAGAACTTTGGTTATGGTTTATTACTCATCCAAATAAACTAGAAGAATGGCATAACTTAGAAGATAAAAAAGAATCAACAAAACTATTTGCTAGAGCATTACATAATGCTTCAAGAAAGTTTTGTGTTTCAGAAAAAGCAAAAACAATAGGATACGAAGTATCAGATTTATTCTATTATCGTAGAGATATTGTTGAAGAACTATTACCTAGTGTTCTTGCAGGTGATTTACAAGTAGTAAACACAACAGACCATAGCAACAGTGGTAGGTCAACCTTTGCACCAAGTGAAGGTGGAAATCTTCTTGCTATGCAATCAGATATATCTAGAGCATTCAGTAAACTAAGAGAAGAACAACAAAACATTTTATATTTGTGGTACTATAATAATCGTAACTCTAAAGAATTAGGAACAGTATTACAAGTAAATGAAAAGACTGCTCGCATGAAAGTACTTCGTGCTATTGATGCATTGATACGTAAACTTGGTGGTAAAGCACCATACACAGATAGGGATAATAAAAATGTGGTGGAGTAACGATTACATTTATGATAACTACAGTAGCAATATTGAGATGCGAGATAAGTGGGCTGTAAAATTTCCTATTGAAGATAGACCAAAGAACTGGGCTAAAGCCTGGTCTAAATGGACAAATAAGACAAGAGATGAAGTAATTAAAAATACCTATAAATAACAAAAAAGGCAGGGGTAGTACCGAAGTACCACACCTGCCTAAAAGTGGTTAATTTTGCCCTTATTCTTTGTCTTTGTCTGCGTCTAGGGTTACTTTAAATAGTGTCCACATAGCAAAAGCACCAAGACAACAGATACCTACAATGTTCCTAGTTCCCCCAGGTGGTAAAACTATCCAGGCTATAGCCAAACCTACAAGAGTAAAGGCTTCCCCTGCCCAAGCATCAAGATATTTCCAGACACGCTTCATTTTATTCTCCTTATACTAGCGATTTGTGTTACAATAATTGCACCCAATACAACTTGTTGGGCTTGTTCACGTTCTTCTGGTGTGAACTCGGAACCAAGATTGGAGATTACTTCTAATGAATCAACTATGGATTCAGATACTAATTGCACTGCTTCTGAAAGAACTGGTGGTAGGGATATATCAAGCGATAAAATCTGAAATAGAGTTTCGTCAGTGGGAGCAGGACTTGGAACTAATTCAGAAACAAATAGTGAGGGCTCGGAAGAAGGGAAAGAAGTAGGTGACGAATCAACAACTGCTTCTAAAGTATCTTGAACACTTGGAGTCGGAGATGGCTCAGGCGTTGAAGACGCTACTGAAACTACAGGGCTTGGCTCGGGTTGCTCTTGAACTGGAGGTTCTGGAACCTCTGGATATGATGTTGGATAAAGAGTATCAGTCGGTGACGGAGAAGGAGAAGAAGGCTCAGGAGTTGGCTCAACGCTTGGCTCAGATGAAGATTGAGTTGGGCTTGGACTAGGTGTTGTTACTACTAAATTAGTAGTCAAAGTATAACTACCAGTAGGTAATTGTTGACAACACATATAAGCATATGATGTTGCACGAATAAAATATTCACCAATTTGTAAAGGAATACTAATGAAAGATGCTAAAACATTCGTAGCAGAATGTGCACCATCATCATTATATGTAAGCCTTACTTCACCCTGCCACAATTCAATCCAAGAATCAATAAAATCTTCATCAGGAGTACCAGTATTAGTTTGAATAGTTGCATCAACTGGTTCAGAAACAGTAACAGGAACATCAACATATGCAGTATCTTGATTAAGATTAATAACAACATCATCAGAGTATGATGGTTGAGCAACTAAAGTAGTTAGGACAGCAATACAAATGACAGACAATAATCTAAACATTTGGATGACCATACCTACAGGTACTAGACGAGAATATTTGGCAGATATAATTAAAGAAAGTCAATTGTCTCCTGAAAGAATAGTAATAGTACATACTGTTGAATCAGAACCAATCCCAGAAGTACACAACATTTGGGACTTAGGTGAAATAAATATCCACAGATGGTGGAATAAAGGAATAGACTACGCAGTAGAACGTGGTGCTGAATATGTTGCAGTACTTAATGATGATTTAAAACTTGATAACGACCCAATCAATACACTTGCATATGCATTAGATGAAATAGGATTTAGTTTAGCAATACCATATCCACATTCTGGACACATATGTGGTTACTGTTTTGTAATAAATGTTAAAGATGGATTAAGACCAGATGAAAGATTCAGATGGTGGTATGGTGATAATGATTTATATTTTCAGGCAGAAAAAAAGAACGGAATAGTACAGATAACTTGTGATGTCCAACATATGGAACCAAACAAATTAACTAGTACTAATCCGTCCCTAATGAAACTAACTGAGCAAGATAAAATAGAATTTGAAACTAAATGGCAAGAATATCTTTAGGGTCAACTGGTTTAGAAGCAGACCATCTAGCACCATCACGAACCTCAAAATGTAGATGAGGTCCAGAAGAATTACCAGTATTACCTGACTCTGCTATGTGTTGTCCTTTTTGAACCTTAGCACCAGCCTTAACAAATGTTTGTGAACAATGTGCATAAATCATCCACAAGTCTTTACCATTGATATTTGCTTTAACAATTACTTGTTTGCCATAAGCAGCACCCCAGTTGTTAGCAACTACGGTTCCATCACAGGCTGCAAGAATATCTGTACCTGTTGGTACTGCAAAGTCAACACCAGTGTGCTTGCCACCTTTCCACATCTTACCTTCTTTACCGTAAGGTGTAGTTATCTTTCCATCTTTAATAGGCAAAGCCATTACTTGCCACCTTCAGATTTCTTGTTAGCACGTTTAAATACAACATCAACTTCTTCTTGAGTAAGTTTGCCATCATCCAAAAATGCTTTGGCTAAATCTGTAATAACTTTAGACACACCTAAAGCCCCTGCAATAAGAGCAGACTTAACTGGTTCAACACCAGCAAAAGCACCAGCACCGATTGCTGGTAAAGCCATTGTTAAAAACAATGCGAATGAACGGAACAATACATCTTTTGCTATCTTTAATGACACTATAATTTCCTTACTGTTAATAATAGTTTCCCACCGAAACCATTAAATCTTTCACTAGGTGGCGTTGCTGAAAAGAATCTAATCTCTTCAATCAACGCTGGATATGTTTCATCAGTTCTAAAGTCTTGAATAGTAACAATGTTTCCAGTTGCTTCTATTTGTTCTAACTCAGAGATACGGTCAAATGCTCTATCATCTTCAGAACCAACAAGGTTGTTGTACTTATCCATTTCTACATCGTAACAATACAATGGAAATTGAATAAGTCTTTGTTTCTCAATAGCAGGTAATGCTTTAACTTGATAACCACTCATAGTAGGACCAGCAGTATTATCATTATCATCTCTATTAAGAGTAAATTTAAATGCTAAATATTCTTGACCACCAGTAGGTCTAGCAATACCAAGGTCTAAGTTAGTTGTTTCAGATGTAACATTGTAAAGAAATGTATCAACTTCTTTACTTGTAACTGTATTAACACTGATAGTTCCGTTATCTAAATTACCTCTAACTTTAAGGAACTTAAAATATTTAGATTCAATAGTTGCATAGCGAATAAAACCTGTACGAAGATATCCACTTTCTACAAGTCTGTCTGCTTCTTCTACATAATTGTAGTCTGTATCTACAGAAAATATTTTACGGTCAGATGTACCAAGAAAAGCAACAGCCCTACATTGTTTAGTTACACCATCTTTAAAAATGTCATGAGCATAAGCAAATCTAAGTGGGCTGATTTGTTCAGATAAATCAATACGAACTAATCCAGCATTACCATTTACTTCTGCAGTAGCCCAAGCAAATCTATCTCTAAAAGCAAAGTCATAACAAGGTTGTTCTAACTCTGCAATCAATGGACCATATGCTAAAGAACCATCATCAGGTGAAACTGTTGCAACCCTGATACCTTTAGATGTACCAATAAGCATATATCCAAGATATTGTTTCATTGAATAAACTAATTCACCGTCAGGCATAGTTGCTGAAACAACAGCAGATGTTAACGAAGTGATAGCACCAGCATCAGATAGAGTAAATTTATATATAGATGACTGTGTTCCTGCATATCCTGAAATATAAATAGCAACACCAGACTCAGCAATACTTGTAAAAGTATAATTAGTATTTGGATGAGTAAATATTGGAGAAGGCAAAGCATTAGAACTAGGAGTTAATTCATAAACTTTATTATTAACTGCTGCAATAATACGACCTTTAACCCATTCAATTATTGTTTTACCTGCACTGTTTACTATTCCAGAGTCTTTAAATAGTAAAGTATCAGCAGTAGTTGAATCACCAGTTAAAGCCTTTTTGTAAAAATAACCTTTATTAACACCAGCATCTATATCATTAGTTAACCAATATGCTGTAGTACCATCATCACAGATAGCATATACAGGGTCTTCAGTACCACTATTGTAATCAATAAAATGTATAAGTTCTGCAAGACCAGTACCAACAGGACTTACTGGGGTAGATGTAACATCTGTTGCAGTTTTAGCGTAAGTAAAAGTAGTTGTTGTTGGAGTACCAGTAATACGATACTCACCGTTAAATGTGGCATCAACACCAGTAATTTCTATTTGCATACCAACTGCTAAATTATGTGCAGTTGTAGTAGTCAAAGTAGCAACGTTACTTGTTAAAGCCTTATTATTAATGTAAACAACAATAGGTGCAAATATTTTATCAACATCATAAGCATCCCAAAGTAAGGCTTCATCTCTACCTGATTCTCTAATAGAACGAAGTCTTAAATCAGAAGAAGTTGTTAAGTGTGAACGTTCAACATCTTTAAGAAGACTTACTTCACCCTTTGTCCAAACATCAACACCTTCAGAATCAAAGAATCTATAACGTAATGTTTCATCTTGAACAGGTTCAAAGAACTTAGCACCATTACCTAAATGAAAAGATGATTGACTTCTAAACCACCAACCAGTAAATGATTGCTCACCTGGTTCAGTTGTTTGGTCAATCTGTTCACGTTTAGAAGGTGCAGATTCTCTACGATAAGGTTGCTCATCTGTTGATGCTACAAAGAATGGCATATCGTTAACTGCAATATCAAACGAAATATCTGATAATTGATAGTTAGTTCCTACGCCTTCAACTAATGAAAGGTCATAAACAAAATCTTCGGAAATATCTTTAATAGCCAATTTAATCCTTTAAACTAATGTGTAACGAATAATTACAATACCGTTTGAACCAGCACCAGAATTGGTTCCTCTAGAACCACCACCACCAGAACCAGGAGTTGTATAAGTTGTACCAACGCCTGCGTTACGTGGAGAACCTCCACCACCATAAGCGTAAGTAGTAGCAGTACCATTAATAGAAGAAGAAGAACCAGCACCAGCATTACCAGAAACGTTTAAGCCACCAGTACCACCTGCACCTCCAGCACCTCCACCTCCACCACCGTTAACGATGTTTGTGCTATCGCCGTTTACTCCACCACCATTATTACCTTGTCCTGCAGTACCTGAACCACCTGATGAACCACCACCTTGGTCTTGAGCACCACCACCGCCACCACCAGAACCACCATTACGTCCTGTACGGTTAGTTGCACCACCACCACCACCGCCATAACAAGTTAAATTAAAAGCACTTGAATTATTGCCATCAGCACCATTGTCTGTACCTGTTCTAGCAGCACCTCCAGCACCAACAACAATAGAATAATTTGTTCCAGTATTTACAGTAGTTGTGCCAGACAATAAACCACCAGCACCTCCACCTCCACCCCAAGAACCAAATACACCATCACCACGACCACCTGAAGCACCACCAGCAACAATTAAGTAATCAATACTTCCACCATTTTGTACAGCAAAAGTGCTTGTGCCAACTGAATCAAATGTGTGAACTTTATATGTTGTGCCACCAGATGTGTAAGTGGAAGTAGTTCCACCTGTTGCTTCAACACCTGGATAAGCAGATGCTGCTACCGTACCAACTAACATTTTGCTCCCTTAAATAGTAAGGTTGCCAAAAGCAACCCAAGAATCTGTATCAACTTTAATTACACCAGCAAGGGCGTATTGTGTTTTAATCTTTAGTTTGCCACCTTCAGAGTTAATAGTTACACCAGAACCAGCCTGGAAAGTTGTTTGACCAGAACCAGTTTGAATAAATGTAACGATTGAACCTACTGGAAAAGCCACACTAGAATTAGGTGGAACAGTAACAGTATTAGCAGAAGCATTACTAATAGGAATAACTTTATTAGAATCAGTTAATACTAAAGTATATGATGTTCCAGTTTGACTGTTCAAAGTATAAGATAATGGACCACCACCTGCAGAGTCTGCGTGAGTATGAAGTGCATTAGCAAATGAACCTATAGTTGGAGTTGTTAAAGTCTTATTGGTTAATGTTTGAGAACCAGTAAGAGTAGCAACACCAGTTAAAGTATTACTTGCAGAATCAATAGTTTTGTTAGTTAAAGTTTGTGAATCAGATGTACCTACTACTGAACCAGTTACACCATGAACACCTGAATTACCATAAATGTGGTTTTGTGGTTCTTGTAAATCACGTGCTGTAATCATATGACGTACTTCAGCACCAGAGTCATGACCTACTGCTGTAGTTCCATCTTGACCACGTGTAACGTTTACAGTAGTACCAGATGATAAACTATTAACTGTAACAATTTCTTCATTAGCAGTATCAGGTTCCAAAACCATAGTAAATGGATATGATGGTATACCTGTTAGGTTATTTAATTGCATTGTTGTAACAGATGAGTTCATTGTTAAAGACAATGACTTAGCATCTAGTATGGATGTGTAATTTCTTGCTGGCATTTATTTACCTATCTTGTGTAGTGAACACGAATTGGATAACGGTCTCTCAACTTCTTAGATTCCTCGTCTAATCTTTGTTGATACAAAGCAAGTAAATATCTTGCAGCGTTAGTACCAGCATTGAGAGGAATTTTATTTGATTGAATATCTGCTTCAGGAGCAGTCAATGTCAAACGACCTGGGTCAATCATAGATGCCATACGATATGCGGCACCATAGATAATGACATCTTTGCAAGATAATGGAAGACCAGTAACATCTTCATAATCATCTTGGTCTATTTCAAAAGTATCAGGATTTGTTGTATAAAATATTTGAACAGTTCTTCCTGGAACTATCCCATCATATATAGATAAAGAATAGTTAGAATTAAATTCATTAACGTTAGCCATTGGGTCTACACGCCAAGCACGAACAGGATACCATTCTTCGGTTGGACCAATAGATTGCCAAGATACAGCCAATACTTTTTCAACATCATCAGGTAATGGATATGTAACTTGTGCAGGATTGTATGTAAATGTGTATGTTCCTGTAGAAAACAATGTTTCTCCTACTGCACGAACAGTATCATTAATTGCTTTCTTAACATTAAATCTAGGATAAGTTGGTTTGATAATAACTTGTGTACCTGCAGTATGTGAAGACTTTGTTGTCCCTAAATATCCTCTACCATAAGGAGGAATAGTCATTACACCTGTTGCTTTATTGTATGAATCAACCCAAATAAGTTCATCATCAATTTGAATTATACCTTTAGCAATATTGTCTGCTGATGCAACCGTAATAGAGGTAGCAGTTGAAGTGATAGCAGATGTTAAATGTGTTGACCTATCTTGGCGTAAAGTAAAACCTTGAAGGTTTATTATTACTTCATCAACCATCTCTTTAAACGTTGGCATTATTCTTTTGCATCCATTCTAAATTAGTTCTTAGTCTTTCTTCATTAGGATTACCAGCAACTGCTTTTCTAGCATATTCAATTGCTTCATCTTTTTTATTTATATTCCATCCAGAGACTGCTAACAAGTCGTAGCATCTCCAATCCCAAATACTTTTATCAACCAAGTAATGGGTTTGTTTTTGTAGTTCATTTATTTTAATTGCTGCATCCCAGCAACCTTGCCAATTCTTTATTTCATAACAGAACTGGGCAAGACTAAACCAGGCTTCAAGTTGGTCAGGTGCTTCTTTAACACCTTTAACAAACCATTCTCTAGCCATTTCTTTATTGTTAAGATTCATAAAAGATTGACCAGCAGCCCTGCAAGTAGAAGCACGTTCTATGTACCATCCACCATGCTCAAGCATTTTCTCTGCTGTATCAATAACATCTCTCCATCTTTGATGAAAGAAATATTCTCTAGCAAGATAAGCCCACATACGTGCATCACTAGGGTCTTCTTTAACTGCTATCTGCAACATAGGAAGATATTGTCCACGTGATTTAGTATCATCAGGTTTATGATAAACAGTTACATTAAATCTTTGTGTAACTTCTTTTTTACCATTTGCTAAATCTTCATAATACTCTGTAACTTCATGACAAGGTTTAACCCAACGATAACCATTTCTTGCGTGTAAACGATTATTGTTTTCCCAAGTTTGACCTGTGTCCCACCAAACCCAACCTCTAGTTGTTTCTGGTTTCCATTCTTTTTTAAGTACAGAGAAAAAGTTTTCTTCTGGAACTTCATCCATATCTAAAGATAAACAAACATCAATATTACTAGGCACTAATGCTAGAGCAGCATTACGTGCATCATCAAACCTAAAAGGTTTAACTGATATTGAATGAACATTGATACCTAAAGATTTGGCAATCTCTATAGTTTTATCTGTTGAACCAGTATCTGCTATCAGATGGTAATCTGCATCTCTGGTAGCATTGAACCATCGTTCAACATGTTTTTCTTCATTAAGGGCTATTGTGTATACGGCTATTTTCAAGATATGTCCCAACTATCGGCGTGTCTGCTTTTGCACAAACCTATACAGTAATGTACCATAAACCTATGGAAATAACTTTCAAAGCCACACAGCCAGGTTTACCTGAATGGTTTACCTTTATAGAACCAGCAACCACAGCCATCCCAGAATGGTACCAAAAGATGCCTCTTTTAATAGAGGGTCATAAACAACTAGGGGTTATGAGAAACTCCCCAGATGGCACCAATTTAACCCTTAAAGGGTGCACTCCTATGATGGATGCCCTTATGGCAGGTTATGTATTTAAACTACCAGCAGATGTCCAATTTACCAAAGATGGTAATGAGGTATATGCCAACTGGCGTATTGCTGAAAAGATTATGGATGTTCACAATAAGCACCAATACCCAGGATTACCTTTAATTGAGATGTCTAAAGATAGTGAAATCATATTTAAAGTAATCAATCCTATACAGGTAATTACTCCTAAAGGATACAGTTGTTTATTTACTCATCCCTTAAACAGAAACGATTTACCATTCAGAACATTTAGTGGAGTAGTGGATACAGATGTATATCCTAATCCAGTAAACTTTCCAATACAATTAAACAAGTTTAAGAACGATATGTACATTATTGAAAAAGGTACACCTATTGCCCAAATCATTCCTTTTAAAAGAGATGATTGGGAATCTACTCAAGAACCATTTGATGAAGGTCTTAGAGAAAAAGGTTTATATACTTTGCTTTCTAAAATAATTAGGTCTTACAAGAATCAATATTGGGTAAAGAAAACTTATTCTTAAACTAAAGGAATCCAACTTAGTTTTGATTCACTCCAGTAACATTTAGGTCCTTCAGAAGGATATGGTACTGGTGGGTCCCAATCATATGTTTCTTCATTAAATGTCCAAGACTCATAATATTTTGGTGGAATAAAAGCATCACGTTCTTCATCATAAGTAAAACCTGGTTCACCATAATGTTTACGTATTCTTCTAGTCCAAGAAGTTTGAACCCATTTAGTATCTTGACCATAAAGGTTTTTACAAAATGCTATACCAACTTCTTCTGATTCAACACCATTTGAATCTAAACAATCAGAATCATTAATTACAATGGTATTTAAAACAACATTGTTTTCATCTAGTTGACAAAAGTGTGCCATATTAATACCTTATCATAACTCTACCAGATGCTCCGCCACCTGCATAAGTTCCACCGTTGCCAGAGTTTGCTGGAGTACCACTATTAGAACCACCTACACCAGCACCACCACGTGCATAAGATGTTGATGTTCCATTAAAACTTGAAGTATAGGCTGCACCACCAGCACCACCAGTGTTACCGCCACCACCACCGCCGTTGCCACCTGCACCGCCTCCTCCTCCACCTGGGTCGTTAACAGATGAAACGTTTCCGTTTCCACCGTTACCACCATAAGTGTAGGCTAAGCCGTCATTAGCGTAGTTTTCTGATGCACCAGAGTTGTAGCCACCGCCACCTCCACCTGATGCTCCACCACCACCATTACTTCTCCAAGCACCACCATTACCACCAGCGTTGGCTGTAACAAGAGCACCAATAGATGATGAACCACCTCCACCACCAACAGTAATTGTGTAACTTCCTGGAGTAAAAGAATAGGAGTTTATTATTAAACCTCCTGCTCCCCCTCCACCACCACCGTTCCATGATGTTCCAGGGCTAGAGCCACCACCAGCAAGTACAAAACATTCTAAAGTTTTAGTTGCACCACTTGTAGTAAAAGTTCCACCACCAGTAAAAGTGTGAATAGTGTAACCACCAGCAGTAGTTACAGTTCCACCTGTAGCAGAAAAATCTATTACGGAAGAAGCCATTACACCTTTAACAAAAGCCATTAAACAATATCTCCAAAGACGTACCAAATATCTGTATCAACTTTCATACAGGTTGCTGCTGAATATCTTGTTCTAAGTTTAGGTGCAGTAGTTGTTGCTGATGCAGCGTTAATAGTTGTTGTACCAGAAGTAACTGCTTGTATAGTTGTTTGACCTGCACCTTTTTGTGCAACAGTTATTTGTGAACCAATAGGAAAAGCAACAGAAGCATTAGTTGGAATACTAAAAGTATTTGCTGAAGCGTTATCCATTGTTACAACTTTATTAGAAGCATCTGCTAATACAACAGTATATGTTGTTCCTGTTTGAGCATTAACAGTAAATGAATCTGAATAAGTACCTGTTGCACCTGTACCACCTGTAGGTCCTGTAGAACCTGTTGGTCCTGTAGGACCTGTAGGTCCAACTGGACCAGTAGGTGTAATGATTACAAGATTCCAAGCAGTACCATCCCATTTCCAAGTTTGACCATTATATGTATATGTGTCATTAACGTTTGGACTTGATGGAAAATTTAATGGCATTTTATTTTAATCCTTTACTATGCTGTAGTGTTACCGAAAAGAATCCAAGTATCTGTAGCACGTTTAACTAACGAACCAACAGCATATTGTGTTTTAAGTTTAACTTTACTTCCTTCTGATTGAAGGGTAACTCCTGAACCAGCAGCAATAGTTACTTGTCCTGCACCTATTTGTGCAAAGTTAAGTAATGTTCCAACTGGAAATGCAACAGATGAATTAGGTGGAACTGTTGCAGTAATTGCTGAAGCATTATTAAGTTCAACCCATTTACCTATATCTGATAAAGCAAAAGTATAAGTTGTACCAGATTGAGCATTAATACTTAAAACATCTGGACCAGTAGCACCTGTCGCACCTGTTGCTCCTGTTGGACCAACTGGAGCAGCACCAACTTCAACCCATTGAGAACCATCAACATCTGTATAGTAAACATAAACTTTACCAGTTTCAGTGTTAAACCAACCATCACCTGCAACAGGTGAAGATGGTGCAGTTGCTGAAGAAGTATAAGAAGCAGTACCAGTTACACCAGTACTACCTGTTGAACCAGTTGGTCCTGTCGGACCAGTTGGACCAGTCGCACCTTGTTCACCAGTAGGACCAGTAATACCTTGGTCGCCTTGTACACCTTGTATACCTTGAACGCCTTGAGGTCCTGTTGGTCCTGTTGCACCTGTAGCACCATCAAGACCAGCACCAGTTGCACCTGTAGGTCCTGTTTCTCCTGTAGCACCAGTTGGTCCAGTAGGACCTGTTGCACCTGGGTCTCCAGCATCACCAGTACGAGCAAAAGTTATATAAGAATCATCACCATTACTAAATGAACCATTACCAGAAACATAAGCAACAGGTACAGCAAAATATTCTGTACTATGCGTATGTGTTCCAATGATACTAAAGTAAGCAAAAGTATTAATATCTGATTTTTTTGTAAGTTTAAATGTACCTTTAATTTGTGAAGTTGAATCATCAATAGTATCTAAGAAAGATGAAACATCTACAGCATTAACATCTTCATGGTCAATATATAAAACAGTTGCAGAAGATAAAGTTAAATTATTAAAAGCAAGATTACCTGTACCAGGGTCTACATTTGATGTACCAGTTGTATAGTTATATTCAAATGTTGCACCACCAAAAGTACCAGCAGGACCAGTCGGACCTGTAGGACCTGTGACAGTAGAATCAGCACCTGTTGGTCCAGTAGAACCAGTAATACCAGTTGGACCTGTAGGTCCAGTATCGCCTTGTATTCCCTGAATACCTTGAATACCCTGTACACCTTGTGGACCAGTAACACCTTGAATACCTTGTAAACCTGTGTCACCTGTAGGACCAGTAGCACCAGTGGCTCCTGTGGCTCCAGTAGGTCCTGTTGGACCTGTATCCCCTGTTGCACCAGTAGAGCCTGTAGCACCTGTTATAGAGGCTCCTGTAGCCCCTGTAGAGCCAGTAGGACCAGTAGGTCCAGTAACTGTAGAGTCAGCACCAGTAGGTCCTGTAATTGATTGTCCAGTTGCTCCAGTGGGACCAGTAGGTCCAGTTGGTCCAGTAACACCTTGAGGACCAATAGGTCCTTGTGTACCATCAACTTCAACTAAAAGATTATTAGGGTCAGTTACACTAATTTCACTAATTGTTTCTTGAATAATAATCTCAGTTGCCACGTGTCACCTCTGCTCTGACAACAAATTTTCCTTCAAGTACTCTAGTCACAACACCTGTGCTAGTTTGTGTTAATTCCAAATCATAAGTATGACGACCAGCAATTAAGTCTGTAGTTGTGGCAGCAGTTAAAGACAAGTTAACAGTTCCACCAGCACCAAAAGTAATTCTTCCATTAGAAGTAGTTAATTCAACAAGAACAGTATCAGCGTTAAGAAAAGAACGAACTTGCATTTTGGCTGTATAGTTGCCAACTAAATCCCAGGCAACACCATCAGTTTTAATTGTAAAATTTAAACTGAAAGTAGAACCTTGGTCACAGACCATATTATATCTACCAGCCATTATTACTTCTTTCTTGCTACGAAAGCATTGTCTACAAGATTTGGATACTTACGACCAGCAGCCTTAGCACGTGCTTTGGCTTGTTTGATTTGTGCTGGTGTTAATTTCTTAGAAGTTTTCTTAGGGTTCTTCTTATCCCAAAATTGTTTTTTCACCATTTAACCTTGTCTGCCCAATATGCTGCAGACATTTTTCCTTTAGCAATATTCTTTGCATGTCTTGCTTTAAAACTTGCTTGACGTTTAGTTGGTTTTCTATCTCCAACTACGCCTTGTTGACCAAAGCGAATAGTCTTAACTTGTGAACCAACCTTAGCAACCACAACATGTGATTTAGTTGGATGACTAGGTGTACGTTTTGGTTTATTGTAACCAGAAACACCTGCACGTTTTAATCTAGAATCTACTTTTCCCATGAGTACTTTCTTTTCGGAATACGTTTAACTTCTTTACTTACTGACTTCCATTTACTTCTAAGAAGTCTTGCTTGATACACTGCCTTAGAAAGTTCTAAAGAGTTCCCTGTCTTTTTTGCTTCCCTAACTCTTTTGTTTGCAGCATCTAATTGTTGTCTTAAAGTTGATTGTTTATCTTTAGCGTTAACTAATTTAACTCTACGATATTCATGCTTTTTAATTGGCATTTTATCTAGAGGAGGAGTGAAACTCTTAGACTTTTTTGGAGTAGAAGATTTAGCAGGTTTAGTGAAATACTTATATGTACCACCTAAACCTGAAGCACCACTACCAGGTCCTGGTCTGTTTTGAGCCATTGTTATCCAATCAATCTAAGAGTTTAACTTACTACTTTTTTTTCTTTAATCTTTCTCTACGTAATTTTGCTGCAGCAGCAGGAGTATATTTTCTACCATCAATCATTACAACATTTGATTTAGCAGCAGAAGAACCACCCATAACATTTTTGTATTTGGATGAACCCATAACTCCACCTACAGGACGTGAAGAACCTGCACTTGCTTTATAGCCAAGAGCATCGTTAACACGTTTGGCACCATACATACGTTTTAAACCAGTGATGTATGCTGCATCGCTTCTTTTAGATTTAGCAGAAGCAAGAGCCTTAGTCATACCTAATGTTTTAATTTGTTTAATAACAGTAGGAGAAACTTTAGCAACACCTAAAGAACTTACTTTCTTCTTTGGCTTAGAACCACCCATTCCTTTTTCTTTCATTATTTCTTAGGCTTTCTAGGAGTAGCAGTTTCTTTCTTTGATTGTGGAATACCATTAGCCAAAGGCATTGGGTTAATTCCATTAGGCATCATAGGAACTTTCATTCCTTGGTTGCCATGATTGTATGAAGGATAGTTACATCCACATGTTGCACACATTGTTACTTCTTTCTTGCTTTATCTGCTTGAGATAAAGCGATTGCTATTGCTTGTTTTTTTGATTTGACTTTCTTAGGTGATTTACCGATATTAAGTTCACCCTTTTTGTATTCTCTCATTACTTTAGAGATTTTCTTTTGGGCTTTAGTCTTTTTCACTATTTCTTTTTACCCATTTTTTTCATAGACTTCATACCTTTTTTACCGTATTCCATCATGCGTTCTTTTTTGCCTTCTGATTTTTCGTGTTTCATCTTGGCTTTTTTGTTTTTATAGTTTGACATTAATTACCAAACGCCCTTCCAGTTTTGTTAGAAATATCTATTGCCTTACGTATATCTTTAGTTTTAGTAGAGGAAGGCTGTATGCCTTGTGCTCTAGCCTGACGATATAACGCAAGTTCATTATCCCATTTCTTTGCACTCATAGTTAATCTTGAGTTTGCTTCACCTGGATTAAGGTCAATGGTAGAAGCCTTACATCCAAAACATCCTTCAACAAATTCTGGATGTGTTCTTAACCTATGTAAACTCATTTAGTCCCTTTGTAGTTTATCTAGTTTATATTCAATACGTTGTACTGCATCTTTCAAAGATGAACCACCATTATTAGATAGTTCACCATCAAGTCTGTTTAATCGTTCCATAACACCTGGAACTCTGTCCCTACCTGGTTCGGCTTCTTCGCCTTCCCAGTCCCTACGAAACTTATCAAGCCAAGTAAAAAAGATTCTAAGTTTTTTAATCGGAACAGCAACTACTGCAACCACCGCAGCGATTGCACCTGCAACTGCACCTATAGTAATAATTGTGTTGGTCATCCGAAGTTACCTTCCGTAATACCGATACCAGCATTAAGAAGTGCGGTTTTAATTGTTTCACTAACTTCATATTCATGACCTCCAGCGTAGTATTCTGTAGCAGAATCTATTTGGTCTGTAGAAGGAACTCTAATTTTGTAATACTTTCCACCGATTTTTAATACACTAATGCCACGTGAAAGTTTATATCTATAAAATAGACCAAACCCTGCTGGTCCTTCATCAACAGTAGGTGGGAAAAACAATGGCAATTTAAACTCCTTATAGGTAAAGCCCCTGGGTTTCCGTCCAGGGGCTTTAAATTAGTTTTGAAACTATGCAGCGTTAATGCTGGATGAAGTTTCAATTCTGTACAATGCTTCTTCACGATAACGTTTGAAGCCTAGTACACCGTACCAACCGATTGGACGTAAACGCATTAATTTGTCGGTTACGTTTCCGATTACTACGTGTGGTTCTTCAGCCACTGCTTCAGCAAGTGCTTGTTGACCTGCTAACAATGTACGGAAGACACGTGCACTTGATGCACCATCAGTTGCGTTGTACATGCGTGGTGATTCAATGAAGTATGCACCTTCGAATGTTCCAATTTCGCCTGCCCAGATGGCATCGTTTGATTGGTATTCGTGTGGCAATCTCCATGAAGCAGAGCCAGTTTCTGCACGAAGGTCGTGTGAAACTTCAGGGTGAATTGCACACCAGTACAATGAACCCTTACGTGGAACTGCTTTACCTGCACGTAATTTAGCAACAGCCTTACGGATATCTGCTGCACGAATTGTTTGTGCTGCAGTGATGTATGCTGTTCCAGTTGCAGTTGTTCCTGATGCATTTGTTCCGTAGATTACGTTGCTTCCAGCACGTAGTTCTGTTTGAACAATTTCATCAATGGAATCTGCCATGTTGAATGCAACAATGTTTGCAATTGCTGGGTCAACTTCTGCAAGTGACATTAATTGTAACTTGCGAGTTGTTAACACTGCGTTTCCGTATTCGTTGAGAGTTACAGTAACTGCAGTTGGAGTTCCAATTGCTACTGAATCTGGGTCAACTTGTTCGGATAGAGCAGTTGTTGCTTTGCTTAGGTCGCTGTAGATTTGGAATACTACAGATGAACCTGGCATTGATTGTCTGGCAGGACGCTTGTCAGCGACTGAACGGAGTAGTGGTTGAGAGCGAAGAGCAAACTCAACTAAACGGTCATATGCTTTTTGAACAAGACCTGCACCGTTTGAAGGTGTGAAGGTACCTGTGTTATCTCCAGCAGAGTATTGACCGCCACCAAGACCACCGTTTGTGCCTGTGGCACCACCAGATAATGCGGTATATGCATTAGCCATTTCGGTTATTTCCTTTGGTTGTAGTTAGAGCCTAAATCTCTCCACCTTGTTGGAAGATTAATGATTTGATTTCTTCTGCAGATTCTGCAGATTGAAGTCTCAACATTATATCGTCCAATCCAGCAGGAGATTGGGCATTAGATGTAACAGCATCTATCTGTCTGAGAGTAGCCAAATCTGGTACTTGCTCAGAAGGCGTTTGTACTGTTAAACCAAAAACATCAGCATTATCCCTAATCCAATTATCAATAGCATCAGGTGATGCATCAATATCTTGAGGAATAAATTTGGCTATCTTTGGACTAACGCCTTTATTTTCCAAAACTGATTTGATTGTGTTTTGACGTTGTTCAGACTTAATAACACCAAGTTGTGATTCCATTTCGGATAACAATTTAGTTTTAGTCTTTAACTCTTTACGTAACTGTTTTAATAAGTCACTATCAGAGTTTTGTCTTTGACGAGAATCCTCCATTTCGAAGTCTTCGTCATCATCCCAGTCTTGATAATTGTTGCTCATTTGCAACGCTCCCATCATTTGTTGTTATCGTAAGCCTCACTTAAATCTGGGGGGATTTAAATGGCTCTTACTACCAGTCTTCTACTCCTACAGGGGCTGGTGGGTCCTGTGAGGGGTCTAAATTGAGCCAGCAACACCTTTAGATAGTGAAGCAGTTGTAGTACCTGCTTGACCACCAAAAGCGGCTCTCTCTTGTTCTTGTAGTTTTTTACGTCTTTGTGACTGCAAACCAAAGAATGCTTCTTGTTGAAGTTCTTGATTTAATGGTGCAGGTTCTTTGTAAATACTTGCAAGTTTCTCTGCTTCAGCCTGGGTTTGTGAAAGAGTTTCAAAACCTTTTTGACCAGCAGCATAAACATCAGCAACACCTTGTGCTTCAAGTTGTTGTTGTAAAGATTCAATATTTGCTTCAGCAATATTAACAGCATATTGTGCTGCACCAGTACGAAGTTGTGCTTTCTTTAAACTACGTTCAAGTGATTGAGCACTAGTGTCACCAGTAAGAATTGCTTTAGCAACCTGTGCACGTTGAGTATTAGCATCACCAACACCATATGCACGGAAGTATTGATTAAGTTGTTGTTTCAATGCAGGGTCTGCATTATCAATCTTATTGAAAACATTTTGGATACGGTCTTGTACTTCAAGTGCAGAAACAGCACCACCAATAAGAGTAGCAAAATTTTCTTTAACACCTAAGTCTTGTAAACCACTTGATGCTAAAAGATTACGATATGTTTCTTCTGCTTGTAAATATTCAGCAGGTGAATAGGCTGCAAGACCTTTAGCAATACGTCCTTCATTACCTTTAAATCTTAATTTGTATGGTTGGCTTTGACGTAAACGAAGTGTTGCTTCTTCAGAAGAAATACCTTCAAGCATATAGTTTTGTATTTCTGAAGCAAGTTCATCTAAACCAAATTGTTTAAAACTATCTTGTAGTATTGCAAAAGCAGACTTACGTGCTGCTTCATCTCTATCCATTTGATACTGTAAACCTGGGTCAATAGCATTACCAGCACTACCAGTATTACCAGTTTCGCCTGTACTACCTGTAACGCTTGCACCAGCAGTAGGACCAGTTTCCCTACCACGTCTAATTGTTGGACCAGCAGGACCAGTTTGTATAGCAACACGTGGACCATATGAAGTTGTTGAAGTTCTACCAGGAACATAAGAAGAACCCATAACACCTTGACCAGAACTTGTTGCTCTAGGTCCTATAGGAGAAGTGTATTGTGTAACTGCTCTATTAATACTAATACCAGAAGTTGTAGGTGTAGGTAACTTCGGCATATTATTTGTAGGCTTAGGTAACTTTGGTTTATTATTTGTAGGTGTAGGAAGTTTAGGTTTATTCTCAGCCATTAGATTAATCCGAAATCTTGAAGCACAGTAGTAGCATAACTAGATGCTAATTCACGTGCATTGTTTGTGTATTGCCATTTAGGGTTCTTACGTAACTGTGTTTCAAACTGATATAAAGGAACAAGATTGTTACCAGTTAAAGCAGATTGAATATCAGAATCGTCAAGAGTAATACCAGCAGGATTCATTTCTAAAATGTTTGCTTTCTTTTGAATGTATTCATTAGCAATATCACGAACACTTAAACCTTGGTCCAAGTATGGTGTTAATGCAGCATATTTAACTCTAGCAAGATTATTAAACTTAGTTAATATGTTTTGTAAACCATCTTTTTGACCAACGCTATTTAGTGCATATTGACGTAAATCAGTTGGAGATAAAGAGATACCATAGTCTGAAGCAGATGCTTTAATTTGTCTAAGATTAGAACCAATAACACCACTAGCATTCTTTAAACCTTCAACAGTAATATATTTACCAATAAGGTCTAATGCTATTTGTTCTGCTTCGTCTTCATTTAAACCACCAGCAATAGTTTCGGTATAACCTTCACCACTTCTAGTAGTTGTTGGACGACTACGTTCTAATTTATTCTTTTGCTTTTGATATGCTTTAGCATCTGCATTAAGAATTTTAGGGTTAAGAGTTGAGTAAACATCGTCACCTAAATATTGTTTAACAAGTTCTTTATATTCTGCTTGAGCAACTTCAGGTGCTGTTAAAGAAACACTCTTAGATATTCCACCAACACCAGCACTAGTTTTGTAGTTAGGATTAAATAATCTATCTTGAAAAGATATAGGTTGTTGTTGATTCCAAGATTTAAAATAGTTCTCTGAAGAAAGTTTCTTTGCTTCTCTTAAAGCCTTGTCAACAAAATCTTTATTAGGTGCTGTAGAAGAATCAGCAATACCAAGAGCACGTTTGTATGCTTGATAATCTGCACCAGATAAACGATATAAGTTACGTTCAAATAGAACAGCATCTTGTATTTCTGCTCCACCACCAGGTTGTGGAAGAACTAACCAAGTTTTAGAACTAACAGTAGGGTCATTAGAGTTAATAACAAATATGCCATCTTCAGTTGGAACCTGAACAATGTTTTCAATGCTATAACCTGAAATGCCTACTGGTCCTGTTGGTGCTGTTACTGATGTCACACCTGTATAGTTAGGAAGTGGCGATTTATATCCTGATTGGGCTACCAATTAGACTCCTAATAGTTCTCTGAATATTGAACGTACAATTGCTTTTGCTTGTGGGTCTTGCCCAGCAATATCTTCAAGATTTTGATAAGCAGTTTTACGTAGTATTTCTTTTTGCATTCTACTTTCAGTAGTATCAAACATAATCATGCTAATCATTCCATCTGCTTCATCAAATACTTGAATCATTTCTTTATACTTTGATGCCAATTCATTATTTGGTGCATCACCAGAATCAAGCATTCTACGTAAATCTTCGTAAGCGTTTTCTATTTGTTGACGATTACTACGTGTTTCAAGTTCTTGTTTAAGTAAAGGTTTATCTTTCTTAAACTGTTCAACTTCGGCACTCTTTTGTTTACGTAATATAGGTTTTAGATATTGATTAGCATTATCAATCTTCTCATCCCATGAATTGACTAATGCATAATATGCTTGTTTCTCATTAGCAACGCTAACTGATTTGATGAAATCCTTAACAGGAATATATTGAATATATCCTTCTTGTTCTAAGAATTCAAAGTCATCAAAGTCAAATGTTCCAGTGTTTGGTGTAAAGAACAATGCACCTTCTGGGTATTTGTTTACAAGTTCACGATTGTTTCTAATCCACTGTGCTGCTTCTTTAGTCTTACGCACAGTAGCAACTTTATCTAAATCGCTTTCAGGTATTCTATATGCTAGAAGACCAGGATTAGCCATATCGTATCTAATGATTGCTTCATTGTATGGGTCTGGATGACCTTGTTTAGTTAACTCTCCAACAAGTTTATTAAACTCTGCTTTAAAGTTTACGTTACCTAAATCTTTTAGATAGTCAGGCATATCTTTACCCATACCAAGTTGTGGTGATACAGGTGATACTAAACCAAGGAAGAATCTAACAGTAACAGTGTTTGTTGCTATCGCTTCAATACGTTTTTGGTATGCAAGTTTTTGTTCTTCAGTAGCATCTACGGCTAAACCTTCACCTTTTGCTTCTAAAGCAATTGCTGCTTTACGTGCAGCAGATGCCCATTGTGAATCTATTTCATTCTTATCAAGGAATGCATCCATGAAACGTTTGATATTTGATGGGATAATAACATCACGATATGTAGCATTCTTAGACATAGGTCCAAGAGTTACACCAGTTATTCTATCTCTAATACCCCAATAGTTTGGCATTAGGTTTCTTAGAGTTAACATTGTTACACCAGCAAGTGGACCTGAGAATGTTGGTATAGATGATTGTGGGTCCAATGATGGTGTTAAGAATTTAATCTTTCCAGTGAACTCTAAAGGTGTTGGAACTAAAGGTGTTTCTCTATTGAATATCCAAGTTACTTTAGATAATGCACTGTAAATAATGTCATCACCTGGGAATACAAAGTATTTTTCGCCGTTCTCATCGTTATAGATGAAACCAGAGTGGTCTAATCCCTCTGATGCAATACGTAATCTAACTAGAGATTGTGGATTTTTTATTGTTGCCCTGTATGCACGGCGATAAAAGTCTTCAGTTGCACGGTAGAATCTAGCAAAGTTACGCATAGTAAATGCTAGATTGGTGCGAACTAATGGGTTATCTACGAAGTCTAAAGTCCTCTTAACACCCATATCTGTGGCTTGTTCAGAAGCCCAACGTCTTGCTAATTGTGTTGCTTCTTCTTCAGCGATACCATTTTTCATTAATTGGCTACGTCTTAAAGTTTCTAAGCCTCTTATTTCATTTCTGTAAAATAAGTAGTTAGCAAAAGATATAGGTTCTCTACCTAGTGTTGTGATTTGACGGTCCATTAAGCCGTATAAATCGTCAACTGCTTTCTTAATGAAACTTCCAGCATCTTGAAATGTTTCAACATATTGTTCTGAAAGAATGTTTCTAGGTAATTGTTCTTCTTTGAAACTTCTTAATGTATCAAAATCTATTTCTGAATCAAATTCGTAGGTACCTTTTTTCTTACCTGGTTTACGTACCAGTTTAACAAGGTCCATATTGACTCTACCGATACGGTCTTCAAATGGTTCACGTATTGACCAGTAGATTGAATGTGCTAATTTGTTTGCATCTACTTGTCCAGCACTATATGCGTTAGCAAATCTTTGTCTAACAATAGGATTGTTACGTAGGAATTTTGCTATTTGAGATATAGCCTTAGTAGGGTTTTCAATGTTCTCTAATGCTATTCTTCCAGTACGTCCACCGAATTCTACACGTCTAACGATTTCATTGTTTAATGAGAAGTAGTATGCGTCAGTGTTTGAATAAACTAGTTCTTCAAATTTTTGTTGACGTTTAAAGTTACGTTTGGCTGCTTCTTTATCAGCAAAGAAAGGTGCAACATCACCATGAATACGTGCAATTTCTCTAGAAGAACCAATTGCTTTTTGTGCTAATGGTACGTTACGTGCACCAAAAGAACCACCAAGTGTTACATCTGCCCATACTGAACGTCCCCAACCGTATTTAACCCAGTCTTTAACGTCTTCAGCATCTTGTATTCTGTTTTTAGATTTTGGAAATATCTTGCTGTTGAGCATTAGTTCTGCAACAAGGTCTGCTATTTCGTCAACGTTCTTTGCAGTAGATGCACGTTTAACAATGTCTTCAGTTTTACCACGAAATAAAACATTGAACCAGATACGGTTAAATAAACCTAAACCTTTAGGGTCAAAGAATCCACCACGACTGTTTTGTACAACTCTTGTGATAACAGATAGTTTGAAACCTTTAGTAATGTATTCTTGTATAGCCTTTAATGGGGCTGTTAAACCGAACATCATTACTTCTTCAAGTACGGAACGATATCCTAAACGTGGAACAAGTGTTAAGAATGCCCAAGCATTAACTAATCCTTCAGATATTTTACCGTTGAAGAATGTTCCCATGCTTCTAAAGAACCATGTTTTATTTGAATAGGATAATTTTGTCCATTCACGAATATCTGGAATGCTTACTTGTCTAGCAAGTTGTGATTCGTTAACGGCTTTATTTACACCATCACCAAATGTTGCAGGGTTAAATTCTATTGGGTCGCCTGGTTTAGTGATAAAAGGCTTTAATGCTTTTTGGTCTTGTTTAGAAAACTTTAAATAATCAGACCATTGAATAGTTCTGTTAGCAGCATATTGTTCAGGTTTTAAAAAGTTTAATGCTTTAGAGAAATCATCAGCACCTGCTTTGGTTGATTTATATCCAATAGCGTCTGCTAAAGCAATAACTAAACCATCACGGATATTAAATCTTTCACCTTCAGTAGCACGATTCCATCTTAAAGCGATTTCATCTGCAAAAGGTTTTGAGAAGTTTGCTGCACGTGCGATAGCGTATACGGCATCTGTTGATTCTAAACCTTTATCTACTGTTTTGTAGATTGCTTTACCGTTCTTTTCGCCAACTTTTTCAACGATACGGCTTACTTGTAAAGATTTAATGCTTGGTGATATTTCACCGAATCTAGATATTTTATCTAATCTGCCTGATGTTTGTTTAACAGCATCAAGTACTTGTCTAATACGTGGGTCTTCAGCAGCATTCTTACCACCACTGAAAAGAATATCTAAACCTTCGCCTTGTAAATCAAAAGCAGGTGTGGCTTTTCTAGTTGCTAAACCTGTTGTTTTAACAAAAGTATCTTTGATAGCATTCTTTGCTCTAGTGATAACAGTGTATGTTGGAAGTACAGGTATGCTTCTTGTTGCTCTACCTCTTAGTAATCCTTCTGCACGTTGTTGGTCTGCTAAGAATTTTTTGGCAGCACTAGCGTTGAATACTTTATTGTCAGTAAATTCTTTGATTGTTTGTTGGTTAAAGTCTTTACCAAACTTCCTTCTTATTTCAGAGAAGGCTTCTTGTTTGGCTACGCCTTTACTTGTTGCAAATTTTTCAACACTTGCACCTAGTTCATCAAAGTATTTTGTTACAGCCTTACCATATAGCCAGTGGTCGAATGCGTTATCTATACCTTTAGCAAATGCTTGTTCTCTTGCACCTGCAGTTGCTCCTGCTTTGGCTGCTTGTTTAGCAATATTTGTGATAGATAGTTGTGAAATCTTGTATGCTTGACCAAATATTGGAATATATGTTATTGGGTCAGAAACTATTTGTTGTGCTAGGTCTGTTACACCAGAAAGAATGTTGAAACCTTTACGGTTTGCACCAAACTCACCTGGGTCTACATCAAAAATGTTATAGAAAGCGTCTCTACCTACAGATATTTTTGCTGTATCGTAGTCAGCAATTGCTTTACGTACTTCTTCGTCACTGTTTAAAAGTTTTTGGAATGCTTCTATTTCTTCAACGTTTGTTGTATCTAGAAATGCAGCAATTTCACCAATTGTTTTACCTGTTGCAGCAAGTTTTGCTACCTTTGCAACACCTGGTTTGTAGAAGTTGTCAACTTTTCTTTCACGTTCTTTATCAAAAAGAGCATTACCATTCTTTGCAAGTTTCCATGCTTGGTCCCATGATACGTTTTGTGTTTGACGTACTCTAAAAGCACGGTATGGTTCAGATAGTTTGCTTGAATATGTTTGTAAACCTGTTCCCACTGGTTTAAATACTCTAGAAAAGAAACCTTCTTTTTCTTGTTCAATGAATGGGGCTGCTGGGTCCCATTGTTTAATGATTGTTTGAACATCTTCATCAAGTTTTTTGAATTCTTTAGCAGCATCAGTTACAGGTATTGAACGTAAGTTTTTGTTTATGTCAACAACGTTTAAATAGTTTGCAACTTTAGTCACATCTTCTTGTGGAAGTTGTGCTTGTTTGATGCCAGCATAGAGTTGTTTGCTGGTTCTTAAGATAATATCTTCTTCGCCAGCCATTAGAATCCTTTAAGTAATGAATCTTCGTATATTGCGTTTACTTCGCCTGTTGGGTCGTATTGTGCTATGTCTGCAAGTATTTGTGAAACACTTCTTCCACTTTGTGGTGTGATACCTAAAACTTCTGGTCCTGGTCCTGCACCAAATGGTAAACCTGTTTCTGGTGCTTCATCTGGTCTTGTTGTTTCAGAGAATAAAGGTGTTATTTTTTCCATAGGTGTTGAAGGTGCTGCTGTTGCTTTTATTCTTGGTGTTCTAGCAGACGCACCTTGCATTGGTGCAGATGTTTGTAGTTCGTTCAACATTTTACGTTCACCGTATTGTGTTGCTGGCATCTCTTTTGCACCTTGTGTGGTACGGCTTGAAATATTTTTATCTGTTCTGCGTGCCATTTTGCCTACGCCTGAAACTATTTCATTAGCCAATTTAAATCCTTTATCCTACTAGTTGCCCTAGTACTTGTTGTATGTCTGGTTGTGGTTGTTGTTGTAATGCTCGTTCTGGTGCTGTCTCTGGGGAAGGAGCCCCTGGAGGGGCTTCCACAGGAGCATTAGGGACGGTTTGCTCAACTGGAGCCTGCACCTCAGCAGGGGCAACTTGTGGAGGTTCTGGAGCAAATACTTTCTTTACGGCATCTTCAATGTTTGTGCCTTTTTGTCGCTCCTTTATCACCTCGGCGATATTCATTACGAGTTGACTTGGGTCTTGTCCCTGTGCTGTTAATTGAGGTATGGCTTGTGCCAATGATGCCATTGATGCGTTTAGATTGTCACGCATTTTTTGTACATCTATTGACTGTTGTTCACCAGTAACATTCATTGACCAAGGTAGTTCACGCATAACAAAGTCACGTGATACTAAATCGGCACCTAATGCTTGTAGTGAGAAAATTAAGGCACGGCTTGGGTCTAATCCTGACATTAAGCCGTAGCGTACTTGTACTGTGTAGTCTCCACGAATGTCTGTTCGTGGGTTGTATGTTAATTCGTATCTTGCACCACCTGATGTGGCTGCAATTTTTTTGTCAACTGGGAAAAGTTTTTCATCCATTTTAAAACATAATGCAAGTATGTCTTCAAAAGTGTCTGCAAGTATTTGTTGACCTGTTTTTACTTGTGTATCAAATGCACCTAGGAGGGCTTGTACGCCTTGTCCTGTAATGATGCTGGCATCCAAAACACCTGAACGACCTTCTGGGTAGCGTGCACCAAGACGCATTTCTCTTTGTAATAGTTCTGCTTCAGTAAACGCAGCAGGTGGAACCTCAAGTCCTACACGGCGTATGTTCTGCGGTTGAGCAGTTCTTAATATTGCATCAGGACCAAACGCAAATTCTTGTACATCGTTTGGTACAGCAAGTGGAGCGTTGATAGATTTCTCTGCAGCGTCCATCGCTAACTGTGCAAATCTTGCTCTGGCTATTTGAACCCATAGAACATCATCGAATTGTCCACGTGGTTCATCATCTATGCCAGGACGTTTTGCTACACGTACAGATACTTCACCCATTGGGTTATCTGTGCGTGTTAAAACAAGGTTACTTCTTGTTGGAAGATAGAGAAGGATAACATCTTTATCTTCGTATTTAATCATTTCAACATCTGCGTATAAGTCTACTTCTTCAATGTTGAATCCGTTTAATATTTCACGTTCGTATTCTGGGAACTCTGCAATAAGTTCAGCAATAGTTTTAATGTATCTTTTAGCATATGAAACTATGCGACCGTATCTGTCGAATTCTGGGTAGAAGCCTAGTGGGTTTTCTACACGGATACGTGGAAGGTTTAAATCAAAATCTGGTTCTACTGCTATTGGTAGGAAACCATATGAACCGTACCAGTCTGCACCTTGATACATTTGTGTTTGCAGACGTGATAGTTGAATGTAGTTGTTGGCTATAAGTGTTCTTGTGTCAGCAAATTTTTTAGCACGGTCAGAGTTATTGTTGCTAGTGCAGTTGAATGATGGTAGTGGTGCTAATACTTCGCTAACGTCACGTGCTGCAACGTCAACAAAGTTTGCTATCATAGCCTTTGTTGCACCCTCTGGGAACATTTCTGGATATACGTCTACGAGGTTTCCTCGGCGTACTTCTAGAATGTCTGCCATTCTTGCATCACGTTGTGCGTTGCGGCGTTTTAATGCCTCAACCTTGGATGCTATTTGTGTAATGTTAAGAGCCACTTATATCCTTATACGTAGAATGTTTCTTCTTGTTGTTGAGCGTAGGCTTCATCTAAATCAACAATGTATCTTGTGTTTAATTGTTTTCTAGAATGCCATTTAGAGTTTAAAAATTGTTGTGAATAGTTACCACGTTCTAACCATTCTCTTGCAACTATCTCCGTGAACCATAAAGCCATAACACAATCTGTTGGCTGGTTCTTTTTCATTTCAGGTTTCCAAACAATAAGTTGGTTAACTAAAGCCTTAACACCCTCAGATGATTCAGAGGATGGTAATTCCATAAGGTTGGAGCCTTTTACGAATTTGTTATCATTGGTAATACCAAAGAGCGGAGCCATAGAAGCAACACCAAAGTCCACATCCCATTTGTTATTTCCAGTGAAATGCTCACGGAACTGGATGCCCCTTGAAGATAGAAAGTCACGTATCGTTTCATCTTTGGTGAGGAAGAGTTGGAATGCATTTTTCTCCGCAACTACCACATTAGGTTGGTATTTGATAGCCCAGTCGTGGATAAGAGTTTTAATTTTTTCTGGAGTTGGTTCAGTCATATTGACAGCATCCAATAAATATCTTTTCTTAGTAGACATGTCAACTGTTACAACAACTGCTGCTGTTGCACCAGACATCGCTGGGTCAATACCTACAATTGTTCGCCAAGTACCATAGTCTTTAGGATGACCAGGGGCACCTGGGTTAAGTACACCAGTTTTACGCATACCATTTATAGAACCCTGCACACACAATGGTGGAAAAATAGAATCATCTTCCACATCCTGCTGCTGGTAAACCATAGCCCAAGTTGAAGGAGTTACTTCTGAACGCCTAACAAACAGGGCTGGACCGTCCCACTTAGGAAACAAACCATTCTCATCTGCGACAGCATCATCCTCACCATCCCAAGGACGGTCAGACTTAGCCCAAAGCGTAGCCCATTTTTCTGGATTATTATTAAACTCTAAAACGGCTGGCATAGCCAAATATGTAAACGGTGACTTACCACCAGACCAATGTTCAGGATTACGTAACTCCCTATACAAATCATTAGGGGCAACACGTGTACCAACAACAAGAAGTTTACCGTTCTTACCAAGACGAGTAATAACTTCTTGCTGTAACCATTTAATCTGCTTCTCCCACTCATGGGCGTTAGCATTAGTCACACAGTCATCAAGAATAATCAAGTCGGCACGTGCACCGTAAATCTGTCCACCCATACCGAGTGCCTGAAGGGTGGGGTCTTTCTCACTAGAATCACGTGTCTCAGAACCAAGATACACCGTATCTGTTCTCCAAGTATCAGCGTCCTCTTTCCAACCACCCTCAGGACCGTACATTTGCTGCATCTTCAGCCAACGAGGATGACTCAAACGCTGTTTGATGGCGTAAATGAACTCCCTCGCTTTGTACAAGGTTTTGGACACAATAATGATTCGAACATTAGGGTCCATAGCAACACGATACGTAGAATAATTAACCGTAATCGTAGTCGACTTAGCATGCTCAGGGGGAATATTAATTAAAACCCTATTAGGATTCCCAGGCTCATACACCATAGCATCATGAACCCATGCAGGCTCACCCTTCTCAAGAAGCGAAATAAAATTACGCTGATGCGGGAAAACCTTCATACCTAAAAACTGTTCAGAAAAATCCTCAAAAGAAAGATTCAACTTCTCAGGCTTTACTACCGAAGACCGAACCCCATCCCTAGACACCTTAGCATCATCAAGTTCAGCCCTAAACTTCTTATCAGACTTCAACCAATACTTAGCCGTATCAACCGAAACCCCAGCCACCTTACAAGCATCAGCATTAGTCATCCCAGATGCAATAGCCGCAATATAATCCTTACGCTTCTTCAAAGAAGCCGCCCTCAAATGATGGGCATCACCCTTACCAGCCGCCATAAACCTAATCGTCCCCAATCAGAAACAAACAACAAAAACAAAAACAGTGGCTGCAAAAGCCACCAATAATACTTACCCATCCATAACCCCAGGATGGGGTAAATAATACAAAAAATAAAAAACCTTCTACTATATATAAGTCGTTACCAACCACAAAGGTAACACATCGGCACAAAAAAACTTACAAAAACAACATAACCGCAGGTCAGAGGCATCCCAAATAACCCACAAAAATACTAAAACAGATAC